TGATGATATGACATCTATTTCTATAACTTTCATTGATTTGCTTTTAACTTGGAATGTCCCTATGAAAATAGCATCTGCTGCTTGGACTTGGATTTCCGAACATTGTTCTTGTTTGTTTGGTTCTAAGTTTAAAGCGCAGATAGCCACCCCTATTAATACTAAAGCTCTAACTATGCTCATAACTTGCATTTGTGGTTTGTTGGGTGCCAACAAGTTGCCTTGCAAGTCTATGATTACGACTGTCCTTAAGAGTCTAGGCGATGTTGGTAGAGCAACGCAAGGGTATCGTGTTTTATCCGAGTGTTTCTCCCCAATCTTTAATAGAGTTTACAAGACCGTGTACCAATTTCTTTTTGGTGTGCCCCCTGAAATGACCGATTTAGAGAGTATGTTGACCGATATTCGACTTTGGTTCCTTGATGTAGAGCGTTTGACCCCCTTAAGTAAACAAGATTCCATCCCTACTGACTATAAAACCATTAGGGATGTTGAGCGCGTTTACAATAAGGGCTTAATGTTTTTACGTCAGATAGATATGTTAAAATTGTCCCCACCTGATAAAGAACCCTTCCTTAAGTATTGGATGTTAATGCAAAAAATATATGATCGTGCTATAGCTCAAGGTGTTAGAAAATCTGAACCCCGTACTGAACCAGTTATAATACATTTGTTTGGATCATCTGGTGTAGGTAAATCTGGTTTAGTATATCTGTTGGCGCAGGATATTTGTGCCCAAGAAGGATTAGCTAGTGAGACTATGGACGAGACATACTTTAGAAATGTAGAACAAGAATTTTGGGACGGATACCATGGCCAAATGGTATGTGTGTATGATGATTTTGGACAAATGAAAGATGTGCAAGGATCCCCTAATCCTGAATTTATGGAGATTGTACGATGCAGAAATATAGCTCCATGGCCTTTGCACATGGCTCATTTAGAAGATAAAGCACGAACGCGGTTCACTTCTCGCGCTATAATTTTGACTTCTAATGAGTCCCATTATTTAACTCCATCTTTAACTTGTCCTGAAGCATTTGATAGACGTTTGGATTTGAGTGCCAAAGTTAAAATTAAGAAAGAATTCCTTATTCCTGGTACTGAGAGATTAGATCCCGATAAAGTCTCTAAACCCCTAGATGAAAGTGTTTATCTCTTTTGTTTGCACGAGAATAAGAAACCTCTCGTAGACAGTAAAGGTAAAGAAATTTGGCTCGATTATGACAAATTTTCCAAATTATGTGTAACTAAATACAATAAAATGTATTATTCATCCAAGCGTAGATTAGAATGTTTACAACAA